CAACAGCGTTTCAACAATTATTGTTATATCAAATCCGGAGGGTAATGTCAACCAAAAAGATGCCTTTTACGAAAAATATTTCGTAAGTGCTTCTAGCTTATCTTCGTACTCGGCAATCTGTGCGAGTTCAAGTTCAACCGCGCCCATAAAGTCAGTATGCTCATGAATTGCCATTGGCTTATTAAGCATGATATCAATGTTCAGCTTATGCTTTTGAATGCTTGCTTCAAAGTGTGCCTTGAGGGCGTTTACGATATTTTCTTTCATGATTAAATAAACCTAACAAGCGCACCGAGTGCAAAGATACCAAGGAGACCTGCGTTAACTGCCATCATTGCAGAGTCCTTCATACGAATGCTAGCGAGAAGCCAGAATACAGCACCTACATTGAATGCGATGATATTGATTGGGTCAAATCCACCAGCAGTAGCAAGTGCGCCTACGATAGTAGCAGCAGTTCCAACCCACTTACATGCATTAAGGTAATGCTTATCAGTAAATTCACGAATGGTGCTAAGATAATTTGTGTTCACAATTTTCGAGTTCATCTTTAATCCTCAACTTTTCTTTCTTAAGACGATGAATTTTATCGTCGGGGCCATGTGTATGAATTAGCTGATTAATTTCTTGCTGAATCCTATAATGCTTTGTCTTAAGCTGTTCAATATGATTCTTCAACTTTTCATCACTCATTAGTTATAACATCCTTTTATATGTTTGTCAACCGACAATCTTCCAACCAGGATTAACCCGATAGAAATGCAATGTATCATATGCCCGTTCTATGTAGTTGCCCTTGATAGTGATTGGCTTCTTGATACACTCTTCCCAAGCGGGAATAAGTGGATTCATTTTTTCAACAGAAACGCAAATGCGGTTGCTATGTTCGTCCTTGAACCAATATTTAATGCTAGGATTTTTCTTTTGGTATTCGTTCACAGACCGAATATATGTAAGGGTTACCGCATCTTTATTGCGCTGCGGCTTTTTGATTTCATGATATTCAGTTTCAAATACCTCATTAACTAATAGCAAATCATGCTCATAGAAATACGGAAGCTTGTAAATCATGCCTAAGAAATCTTCTGAAATTTCAGCAGCGCCATTCCATTCAATGCTAATAAACTTAGCCAAATCTTCTCTAAATTTACTCATCTTATTGCCGCGAAGCTTAGCAAAGGCAATCTTGCCGCCGTAATAAGTACGAATCTTTACTGCTAAATCACGGTCTTCTTGCGTTACAAGTTTTTGCAGTGAGACGGAATCTGTTTTTATACTGTAGTGCCGCCTTGTCTCATTAGGATCAAGAACTTCTGTGCTAAGCCGATATTGAGTACAACTAAGCACTAGTGGATCTTCATTGAAGGTTATGTTCTCTGATTCTGACACTCTCATTCTGTATGGAGTATCAATAGTATCAAAGACCGAAGCTAATGTTGCTGCAAGTTTGTATGTCATATTATCAACTTACTATGTTATAGGTTAAAAATCAAGTATGCAGTTACCCAATTGAGATATCTTCCATACCAGCGGTTCTTAGACGAACTACATGCCCAAGCATAAAGTTCTTTGATTCTAGTGCCTTGATAATACCTGTCCACTTGTTACGAAGCAAGGCTACTTCGTTAATCAATACTTCATAGTCAATAACTTCATCTTCACCGTCAACATACTTTTCAGCATCGCGGCTAGATAGGTTACGATTATACTTTTCAAGATACTTTTGAAAATGCTTTCTGCGAATCTTACGCAGTTGAATTTCAAGGTACCTGAGTACCGCTTCAACCTCTTGTAGTTGGTTGAAACGATACTCGGTTACTCCAGGTAGTGCGGCAATGTTCTTTTCAACATTGCCATACACCTTTACATCGCTCTTTGCCGAAATCAACTCACTCTCATAGTGAGAAATGAAGTCCGGCAAATTGCTTAGGTCAGTTGTTACTTTACTGTACCAGGTCATTAATAATAATCGTCGTGTTCGTCATCATCATCAAGGTCATACTCATCTAAGAATAGATCATCATCCGGTTCGTGATATAATCCATCATCAGGAGTCTCCATAAAGAAATCTAATGCATCTTTAATATCCTTATCACCACGAAAGGCCTGTTTAATCTCTGCCGGAGAAAAATCTTCCTCAACAAGATAATTGACTAATGTTTCGGCGGCACCATCGGTGTCACCAGCTTCAATACTGGTCTTTAAAAGTTTCCAAATTTCGTTGATAAGAGGGAGACTCATTCTGCCATTTCCTCTTCTACTTCGTCAACAATAAGGGCAGATGCCTTTTGTTGTTTTCTTTCAAACTCGTCCATGATAGCGTCAAGACAACCGTCATCATTTGCTTCCCAACCCTTACGGAACTTCTTAATGATAGTTCCATCAAGCTTAGTATAAACAAGCGAGTTGCCTTCCTTGTTGAGCATCTTCAATGCTTCACACATATCAGTGAGACCTGAGTAAGGACTCATACCTGTAGTATAAGGAATCTTGACTTGAACAGATTCAAAGGGCTTTGCGTAACGAGTCTTCATGACCTTACAAGCAGCACGAATACCATTTACCTGAGAAACCTTGTTCCCATCTTCGTCTTCTTTAAGCTTAAGCTTCTTCATTGCAACAACGATAGATGATGCATAGATGAAGCCTTGACCACCTGAAATCTTATCGTCAGGGTCAAACATATCCTGCGATGCGTAAGTGTGGTTAGTAGCAACAAGACCGACATTGTTTGAGCCGAACATGTTAACACAGTTACGAACGAGTGAAGTCAATGCCTTAGGCTTACGACCCATGTCACCCTTCATATCACCTGCTTCGAACTGATTAACATCAGTTGGAGTGAGCAACATGCCAAGCGAGTCAATGACGAACAGAACCTTAGGCTTGTCTTCTTCATTCATAGCTTTATAGCCCTTCATGAAGTCCGAAATTGTCTTTGCAACATCATCAATCATTGCCATGTTCATCTTAAGGAGCTTGTCTTCACCAGTGTCAACACCTAGTGCATGAAGCCAAGATTCGTCAAGTGCGTTTTCGCTGTCGATTAGTACAACATAGATACCCTGCTGCTGGGCGTGTTTTACGATATTTCCTGAACAGATGTAGGACTTGCCTGCGCCTGATTCGCCAGCAAAGACTGTAACCTTGCCGAGAGGAATACCTTTGTTGAAATCACCACTAATGCGGTAATTGAGTGCATAATTGCCTGTGCTGATCCAATCAGTTGGATCATTAAATCCGATGCTAAGGCCATCGATTGCCTTCGTAATATCCTTACGAAATTTACTAATGTCAAAAGGTTTTGCCAATTTTATATCCTATCTAATAATTTTTAAGAGCTTATCAGTATTTGATTTTTTTTCAAGTAATTCGGGACTATTTTCTGCAATACAATCTAGATCAAAATCACTAGGAAAGTGCCTAAGAATTGACCTTGCTCGGTCTCGAACAATACTAGGAACCCGCGGAGTCTTACCCGGATCACATAGCTCCTCTAGCATCTTTTTACTTTGTTTGATAGCTCTATATCGGTCTTCTGCTGTTGTCATAATATACCTCCGAGTCAATTTGGGGGAGGAGTTACCTCCCCCATTCTAAGGTTTACTTAGACTGACGGGCACGAATCATTGCAAGAATGTCTTGTGCCTTATCGCTTGAAGTTGACTCTGGAACCTTAACTGGTTCATCAGTTTCAAACGGAGGAGTGTCATCTACAGGAGGCCGTGAATGAGCGCCGTGACTTGGCTCATAGTCAACTACTTTCGGAGGAACCGACTCAGTAGTTGCTGCACTTGAAGTACCAGCTGGAGCTTCAAGCCCATAAGGACGATAGTAAGCGCCCCAGCGCTCATTGTCATAAGGACGACCATCAACCGATGCTTCGAACATTTCCTTAATGATACGAAGTTCTGCTTCGCTTGGCTTCTTCGGCAAGAAGTCCTTAAGATTATAAAGACCATGTGCATCGATAGCAGCAAGTTCTGCTTCTGTCAATGAGCTTTCCTTACGGGCCCAGTTACTAGTTGAGTAATCAGCATACCCACCCTTACTAGTCTTCTTAATGTTAAAATCGAGACCGCTTACATAATCAGTTGGAATATTTTCCATTTCTGGATCAAGAAGCGAACTCTTGATGATAGTAAAGATTTGAGGGGAGATAATAAAACGTCGAATAGGATTCGCCGGAGTAACATCATCGCCAAGTGGGTTAGTGCGAACAAACCCTTGGAAGATGTACGAACGCTTCTTCCAATACTTATTAGCGAGGTCCTTAAGAGTGTCATCCTTGTACCAAGGACGAACTTCTGCGAGAACAGGACAATTCTCGCCGTACATTTCTACGCAAGGAACCTGAACTGTGATCTGCTTCACATTAGCGTCACCCTTGACCCCATTGAATGGAAGCTTGATGATTTGACGCTCTACCCAGAAACCCCATTCATTAGATTCATCTGCGTCGGGCAGCAAACGAATGGTTGCTGTTGAACCTTCTGAGATATTCCAGTGGGGATAGATTGCGTTATCAGACTGAGTGCGGGTTCCGCCACTCTGAGATTTATTTTCTTGGGCTGCCAAACGAGCCCGGATTTCTGCTAGACTTGCCATTTTGTTTTCTCCTTTTTAAATGTGCCTAAGTTGAGCTTTTATATGTGTTTTAATGTTTCGCTGTCGGAGACAACTACACATAAGTCTGTTATAACTCATGTGCAATGTATTTACAATAGAATTGGGCGTATAATATATTAATATATTACACTATGCGCCCAAAATGTTATTTTGATTTGATGCCGGCAATTTCCATGATACGAGCTAG